AAGACCCGCGAGAAAAAAGAATCATTGCCTTTCCCTTGGCATGGTCTTAACGCCAAGCTAGAAGGTTTACGCCTTGGTGAATTGGTTACACTTACTGGCGGTACTGGCCTTGGTAAGAGTTCAGTAACCAGAGAATTAGAGCATCATCTAATTAAGAACACGACAGATAATGTGGGCATCATTGCGCTTGAAGAAAACTGGCATCGTACAGTTGATGGCATTATGAGCATCGAAGCCAATAAGCGTCTGCATTTAGATTCAGTACGTAGCGAACTAAGCGAGACTGAATTAGATTATTATTACAATGCATTGTTTGAAGGCAACAACGAAGGCAGAGTATGGGTTCACTCACATCTCGGCATGAATGATATTGATAGTGTATTTAGCAAACTACGCTTTATGATTATTGGTTGTGATTGCAAATGGGTAGTGGTTGACCACTTACATATGCTTGTGTTAATGACATCTGAGCCGGATGAACGTAAAGCAATTGATACTATTATGCACAAGCTTCGCACCTTAGTAGAAGAAACAGGTGTAGGTATGATTCTTGTTTCACACCTTCGCCGTGTTGATGGCAACAAAGGTCACGAGAATGGTATCGAAACAGGCTTATCACATCTACGTGGTTCGCAATCAATCGCACAGTTATCAGATTGTGTTATTAGTTTGGAGCGTAACCAACAATCAGATGACCCTGTTGAAGCATCCACAACAAAAGTACGTGTATTAAAATCACGTTATACTGGTGATGTTGGTGTTGCTACTCATTTGCTTTACGACAAGGAAAGTGGTAGACTTAAAGAGATTGATGCAGATGATGTGCATGATGAATTTGAGGATGAACTATGAGCAGTTTAGTGTTCGACATTGAGGCTGATGGCCTTAACCCAACACAGATATTTTGTATAGTAGCTGTAGATGTTAATACTAAAGAGGTATTTAAATATGCACCGCACCAAATTGATGAAGGCGTACAGAAGCTTAAAGAAGCGGATAAGCTTATTGGTCATAACATACTCGGTTATGATATACCTGTCATACGTAAACTTAAAGGTGTGGATTTATTACAATACAAAGCAATTATAGATACACTTGTTGTATCACGCTTAACAAATCCTAATCGTGAAGGCGGTCATGGCTTAGAGCCTTGGGGCTATCGTCTAGGCTTACAAAAGATAGACTTCAAAGATTTCGATGCGTATAGCGAAGAGATGATGGAATACTGTGAGCGCGATGTGTTAGTTAACCTTCGCGTTTATCGCCGTTTAGCGAAAGAAGCAAAAGATTTTGATAGACGTTCAATAGCTTTAGAGCATGAAGTATATAAGATTCTTGTGCAACAAAACATCAACGGCTTTAAGTTGAATGTTCGTTATGCAATGGAGCTAGTAGCAGAGCTACAAGAAAAACTAAATGATGTTGAATCAGAAGTACACAACACATTTAAACCAAAGAAAATAGAAACAGAGATATTACCTATCATTACTAAGTCAGGTGCTGTTGGTAAGATGGGACAAGTCGTAGGCGAGAAACGTAAGTTGCGTTTAAGCGAGGAAGAATATGAGCTTGCTTGTGCAGATAGTAATTCTATTATTGTCAGGACTGATAGTATTCCATTTAATCTTGGTTCTCGCAAACAGATTGGTGAATATCTTGTTGAGTTTGGTTGGAAACCAGTACGCTACACTGAAACCGGACAACCAATTGTTGATGAAAAAACACTTGAAGAAGTAGAAGGTATTCCAGAAGCAAAGCTTATTGCTCAGTATCTAATGCTTCAGAAGCGTATTGCTCAGGTTAATTCTTGGTTAGATGCTTTGGGCGAAGATGAACGTGTACATGGTTATGTAAATACTAATGGCGCTGTTACAGGCCGTATGACACACAGCAAACCAAACATGGCACAGATACCTGCAGGTTATTCACCATACGGCAAAGAGTGTCGTAGCTGTTGGACAGTAGAGAAAGGTAATAAGCTTGTAGGTATTGATGCTAGTGGCTTAGAACTTCGCATGTTAGCTCATTACATGAACGATAAGGAGTATACAAATGTCATTCTCACCGGAGACATTCACACAAATAATCAGAATCTTGCAGGACTTCAATCAAGAAGTCAGGCGAAAACATTCATTTATGCCCTACTATACGGAGCAGGAGATGCTAAGCTTGGAACAGTGGTTGGAGGAAGCAACAAAGACGGTCGCAGACTTAGACAACGTTTCCTCAATAATCTCCCTGCATTTAAACATCTTAAAGACAGAGTTGCGAGGGCGTCTACCAAAGGATGGTTAAAAGGTTTAGATGGTCGTAAGTTATTTGTGCGCTCAGAACACTCAGCATTAAATACTTTGTTACAAGGTGCAGGTGCTATTGTTATGAAAGAAGCACTTGTAATTCTAAATGATTTACTTATAATGGAACAAGTAGAGGCTAAGTTTGTTGCTAATGTACATGACGAGTGGCAGCTTGAAGTCAAAGAAGAACACGCAGATACTGTTGGGCGTTTAGGTGTACAAGCTATTCAGATGGCAGGTCACGCACTCAACCTTAAATGTGAACTAGATGGTGAATTCAATGTCGGAAACAACTGGTCAGAAACACACTAAAAGCTTAGATACTCTTGTATCAGATATATACTCACAGTTAGAGGGCTTATCAAATGGTGAGCCTTTAAACATTCCAGAAGAAGAATTAGATAGGACTATAGACGGTATCCGCGAATGTATACTTCACTGGTCACAACCAAGTGAGCGTAATAAAAACTTTACATTACGTATGTCTAATGTTGGTCGCCCTGCTAGGCAGTTATGGTTTGAAAAGAATTCTGATGTTAACAACAAACCATCACCTGCAACACAAATTAAATTTCTATATGGCCACCTCTTAGAAGAGATTGTGTTAATGCTTGTAAGGCTTTCGGGCCATACTGTTGAAGCTGAACAGAAAGAAGCTAAAGTACAAGGCATAACAGGACATATGGATAGTGTTATTGATGGTGAAGTAGTAGACATCAAGACAGCTTCTAAGTTCGCTTTTAAGAAGTTTCAGAACGGCACACTAGCAGAAGATGATGGCTTTGGTTACTTAGCTCAGTTGGCTTGTTACGAAGCCTCAGAAGGTACAAGCAATGGTGGTTTCCTTGTCCTTAACAAAGAGTCAGGCGAGCTATGTTTATTCAGACCTGATGATTTAGAGAAGCCTAATGTTGAAAGAACAATACCAGAGCTAATCAAAGCAGTAGAAAGCGATGATATGCCACCACGATGTCATGACCCTATACCAGATGGTAAGAAAGGTAACATGAAATTACCTAAAGGTTGTAACTGGTGTAGTTATAAACATGCATGTTATGCTGATGCTAATGATGGTGCAGGTTTAAGGGGTTTCAAATATTCTAGTGGTGTAGTATACTTAACAGAAGTTGTATCAGAACCTAATGTAGAGGAGATTCTATGAACGCTAAGAGAATGAAAGAGATTAATCATCATGTAGATATTATACTTACATTGTGGTTAAAGTCTTTAGTCAACGAAGAAGAAGCCGAGAAGATAAACCCAGATAATTATAAACAGTTTATGCCTTCTCAAACACATATTTACACAAATGATAAATATTTGCTCAGTGCTTTTTCACCTAAATGGGTTAAGAAGCGTATAAAGAAACTTGCAGAAAAATATCCTGAAAGAAGCATACACTCATTTAAACTCACCGAAGTTATGAAAGAGAGTAAGACATGGAAGAATCAGACAACATAGAAATAGCTGTAGAAGATTTAGTGTTGACTATGGGTTATTTTTTTATGAGAGGTTTTAATGTTAGTCAAGTAGATGATTCATTAATAGAAGATACTATCACTCTTCTTAAAATGGAACTAGAACTAAGAAGAGGTACATTACATTGAGCGCACCTAAAATAAGAAAAGGATATAGGAAGCCTAGAGTTAAAAGACCTGTTGAAAAAGATTTAGAACCGGGTTATGATTCTAAGTGGGAATACGAACTACATAGTGGTGTGTTGAAAGAATGGAAGATACACCAAGATAAAGTTCAATACGTAGTTGAACATCATTATACCCCTGACTTTGTACGTGAGTTAGAGGGTAAAACAATTTTGCTTGAAGCTAAAGGACGCTTCTGGGATAATGCAGAGTTCAGTAAATACATATGGATTGCTAAAGCTCTCCCAGAAAACTATGAACTTGTATTTCTATTTGCTAATCCTAAAGCCCCTATGCCACAAGCAAAAAAGCGTAAAGACGGTACTAGACGTTCACACGCAGAATGGGCAGAGGCAAACAACTTCAGATGGTTTGATGAAGATACTCTACCCGAAACTTGGATAGACGTTAAAGAAAGAGACATCTTATGATTGATAGAAAAGCTTACAGAAGAGCTAAGTATAATCGTAGAAAGAATAGGAACAGAAATTCAGTGCCTGTTAAAACCAACAGTTTATATAGCGCAGAAACTGAAGACTTACTTAATCGTTTTTTCCCACAAACTAATGAAGGATACACAAATGAAAGAAGCAAAGAGTATTGATGATGCATCTATGTCAGATTGGGATAGGGCTGTAAGGGCAGTAAACAACAATCCACCTACCCATTATGATTATACGATTCAGCCTTGGGACTATATGGAAAGCATTCTAAGCGAAGAAGCATTTCACGGTTACTTGGTTGGAAACATCATTAAATATATTTCTCGTTTCCCACATAAAGGCGGTGAAGCAGATTTAGAGAAAGCCCAACGATACTTAACAAAACTAATGTCCGTTTACTAGGAGTAACAAAATGGAAAAGGCATACGGAATTAAGATTGATTCTGAGCGCGATAAGCGTTTAAGCCCACAAGCAATAAAACTATTGCGTGATTTTTACATGGAAGAAGATGAGACTTCTCCACAACAAGCATTTGCTCGCGCAGCAGTAGCTTATTCAGCAGGTGATACTGATTTAGCGCAGCGTATGTATGATTATACATCTAAAGGGTATATGATGTATTCAAGCCCTATTCTTTCTAATGCTCCTAAGCCCGGAGCTAAACATAAAGCATTACCTATTAGTTGTTTCCTGTCTTATGTACCTGATAGTGTTAAGGGCTTGATTGAACACCACGCAGAATTAGCTTGGCTTTCTGTTAAAGGTGGTGGTGTAGGTGGTTTGTGGTCAGATGTTCGTGGTATTACTGAGAAAAGTGTAGGCGTTATTCCTATGCTGAAAGTAACAGATAGTCAGATGACAGCTTATAAACAAGGTAAAACAAGAAAAGGTTCTTATGCAGCGTACTTGGACGTATCCCATCCAGACATTATTGAGTTTATTAAATTTAAAGTCCCTACTGGGGGTGATATTAACCGTAAGTGCTTTAATCTTTTTAATGCCGTTAACATTACTGATGACTTTATGGCTGCTGTTATTTCTGATAGCGAGTGGAATCTGGTATGTCCTTCAACAGGTGAGGTTGTTGATACAGTCATTGCGCGAGAATTATGGCAAAGCATCTTAGAAGCACGTTTCCGTACTGGTTCACCATACTTAAACTTTATTGATACAGCGCAGAGAGCATTACCAGACTATCAGCGCAAAGAAGGCTTAAAGATTCATGGCAGTAACCTATGCAACGAGATTCATTTAGCTACTAACGAAGAGCGTACAGCAGTTTGTTGTTTATCTTCTGTTAACTTAGAGAAGTGGGACGAGTGGAAAAACACTACAATGGTTGCAGACTTAGTAACTTTCTTGGATAATGTTCTCGAAGCATTCATTGAGAACGCACCAGAAGAACTAAGCAAAGCAGTATACAGCGCATATCGTGAAAGAAGTATTGGTATTGGGGCTATGGGATTCCACGGTTATCTACAATCTAAAAGCATTGAATGGGAAGGATGGCAAGCAACCAGTGAAAACTACCAAATCTTTAAAGATATTAAACAAATGGCAGTGGCACAAACATATAAGCTTGCCGAAGAGCGCGGCGAAGCGCCGGATGCTAAAGGTCATGGCGTTAGAAATGCTCACCTTTTGGCTATTGCTCCTAACGCAAATAGTTCTATTCTATGTAATTGTAGCGCGTCCATTGAGCCTATAAAAGCTAATGTCTATACACACCGTACCAGAGCAGGTGCTGATGTTGTTAAGAATCCTTGGTTAGAAAAGGTTCTCATTGAATATGAAAAGAATACTCCCGAAGTTTGGGAATCTATCCTAGATAATGAGGGTAGCGTACAACACTTAGATTTCTTAACAGAACATGACAAGAACGTATTTAAGACTAGCTT